ATAACGATTAGATAACGCTAATATCCTCAAAGTCATCGATATGGTCATCAATCGTCCTATCCCGATAATCGGTTTCACGCCCCATAACTCTTTCCTAAAGCTGTAAATGAGCCATCTTTATTAATTGGAATAAGGGTTGGAGTCATGTTTTTACCATTCCATTCAAGGATAGCGATACCCATCTGCCAATTGGCCACAGTTCGCGTATAAGAGGCTTTTGCCTTATTCATAAGGTTTCCTACCTCAATGCCATATAAAGGCCTGTAATGGCCTCCTATGCCCTCAGAATAGGCACTCATGCCCAGTTTATGAGTATGCCCAATCACGCAACTCTTGCCCGTCTTGCGAGCGAGGTTTAGCGCCGTAACGCCAGCGTTGGGATTTGAGTTGCCTTCATCCCCATGAGCCAAGATCCAGCCTTTTTCAAACTCATAGAATGATTTGTGGAAAGTTATGCCTAAAGAATCAAAATCCATGAACTTGGAGTATTGCAGCTCAGGCAAACTAATTAAGCCCGGCACTTTTAATAAAGTATTGTAAAGCCTATCTGTGTGATTTGATCTAACAATATGAGCTTCTTTTGCATTTTCAGTTAATGCCCAAAGAATATCTTGAGTTGCCTTACGATCAGAATCAAGGGTTTGTTGATAAGCCAAAGGTGTTTTCTCAGCCCAACGGCTAATTGTTTGGAAATCGATTTCATCTCCAACACAAAGAACAGAATCAAACTTTTCTTTTCTTGCTAACTTAATGACATTCTTAACTGCTACTTCATGGTGGTATGGGATTTGTAAATCCGAGATTACCAAGTATCGCTTAATCGTCATCCTCATCGTCGGTTGGATCTATTGTTGGGATGATGCCGCCATCACCTACGATCCAATTCGGAAATGTTTTTCCTTCTGTCATGAGCCAAAAGGCGTGCTCGGCGGTAAAGCCTGCTTTTCTAGCTGCTTTATAGCAAGAATGCAAGGCTATGTAATGTTGATCTAATTTACTTAATGGTTCAGGAGTTTGGCGAACGACGCGACGATTAACCTTTTTGCGTTTAGATTGTTTCCGTGTGTTCGCCATAATTAAATTATGACTTGCTAATTAGTAGAAACAAATCATCGACACGCTTTTCAAGTCGATTTAATTGATCTTTCATAGATGAGCCTGAGTTGGGCTTTAATTCTGAAAGGTAAGACTTAATAACCCAACGCAGACCCAGTAATAAAGCGGTCGCGATACTGCAGACGCCAACGCCAAATGCGACCCATTCGTTCGGTGTCATTTTTCGCTAAGGCCATAATCTGCTTCACTCCCGGACTTTGGATCTAATGCCTTTGCAATAGGCGCAACAATTGCACCAAGCATAGTTGCATAGGCTGGATGAATGTCAGCCACGATTGCTAAAGCAACTGTTATTCCACTAGCTGCGACAGCTCTCAAATATGACTTAATTGCTGCTTTGTGTTTTTTAGTTAGTTTCATTAATTGCCTTTCAGTAGTGGGATGTCGAACTTCTCGCCAGTTTGGTTTGGCTTAAAACTTACATGGATATGCTTATGGTGTGGATTAATGCCCCGATACTTAACCCAACGCCATAGCGACTTTGCTGAACATATTTTACCAGCGTGGATTATGTAAGAAATACGCTTATCTTTTTTTGCTGTGAGTCGAAGCTGATCTGCCAGAGCATGACTAATCCCTTGTTCGTTAGAAAGGCCAGCGTCAATATCGATCGCGCAAACTTCTCCGTCTGGTCTTGGGTTGTGATCCGACTTGGTTTGTCGTAGTGCATGTTTAGAATCACCAATCCACCCATCGCTGCGCTTATCGCGATCCAACCATGTTTCATTTATTTGGTCGCGTAGGGTTTTAGCAGCTTTAGATAGGTAAGGTTTCATTTGCCACACTTCCTCAAGATTGTGCTATAAACCTAAAGCCCTTAAATCATCGGTAGTTAAACCAAGGGCTGCTAACTTACCTTCGGCTGCCGCTTTGGCTTGCGCCTTTGCTTCGGCTTCGGCTATTTCATTTGCTTTTACCTGCTCTATTGCATTATCAATTTCTTTTTTAGTTGGTGCTTTACCTTCTAAAACATCCCATTTAATAGTTGAATAATCATCATTAGTGTATGAAAACTCTGCAGTAGGTTTTAATAATTTAATTGCTTGAACTAAATAATCATTCATTATGCACCTATTTCCATTAGAGTTATTGATGAAGTGCTTTGTCCGTTAATCCATTGGAACGCAACATTTGCAGAACTTGTTGCTGCATCTACCCTCGCCTGTAATTTATATGTGGTTGCTGATGTAGTTGCTGGACTGTCTAAATAAGTAATTGTTGATTGCTCTACAAAGTAAGTTGAAGTTGGACTATCAGTTCCTGCTTTTGTTGAAAAAAGACCATAAGTAGTATAATCCAAAATTGTTGTTGCATCTCTTAGTATTTTTCCGCCAATATCTATTTCATTTGCTGATCTTGAAATTTTTGCATTCATAGAAATTATTACAAATATTTTTGAAGTAGCACTTGTTGGTGTGATTGTTGCCGTGATGCCACTATCTGTTAATGCTGTTGTTGCTATATTTACTGCTGTGCTTGTTGTTGCATTTACCACTTGCAGCACTTTTCCGCCACCAGCAGGGGTTGCCCACTTTAATCCAGTTGCCTCTGCACTATCCGCTACGAGTGTTGTGCCATTTGCGCCTACTGCTAATCTTGCAACTGTGTTATCAGCAGTTCCAGCAATTAAATCACCTTTTGCGTCAACAGTTGCTTTTGCAACAGCTGCTCCAGCATTTGTGAATACTGTGCTATCGATTGCAGTTCCAAGCGATCTTATCGCTGCTGCGCCGTCTTTGACTAGCGCGGTGTCATCTGGAGTTGTCCAGCTATAATTGGTAGTGGTTGCCATTTTATCCTATCCTCATGCGACTATTGTAGCGTATTCCCAAGTTAATGTTGGGCTTAAAGTGTTCCATGCCTCTGTGGCTGGAGTTGTATTCCAACGCATCGCCACTTGGCTGAATGCAACTGGAGAAACATTAATTGTCAAAAACAGTTCATTAAAGCGAGTGCTCCATGACCAGCCCTCAACATAACCTTCAAATGCTCCACCAGAAATCTGAGTTGGTAGGTTTGCTAGATAAACCGGCATTCCCATAAAAACTCCCAATAAGGCATCCCTATCTGAGTTATCAATTTCAGGGTTAGTTATTGGAAATGTGATTGATTGGAAAGTTGGCTGTGGGAAGGCTCTTTGGGCTATATATCTATCAGCTACGGCTTGAGCATCTACAGCTGAATGTAAGACTGAGTTAATGCTTTCTGATTTGTAGCCATATAGGGCAATAGAACTTGCACTAGTAGCAGTTTTTTGTGAGTTAAAGTTATTGCCATAATTGATATAAATATCATTTCGAACATCACCTGATCGCATTACTGTAGATAAGCCAGAACCTAAAGCGTGGCCAGCATCAAGATCAACATAACCATTGGTTAATAGATAATTCTGCCTATGGTCAGCATCGGCATAACCTATGTTGCCAGCATTATCCTCATATAAATATCCAAATGCTGAATTGGCAATTAAACTTAAAATGTTGTAAATGGTGTCTGGCTCTGATCCACGATTTTCCATTGTGTAAAGGCCAGGTTGATCGATCTCACCAAGTCCTAAATTAACTGCATTAGCCCAAGTTTCTGTTGCGTTATAAGTTGACCATTGAGAAGCTGCTGGAACATCATTCCAAGTTCCAAGTAATACGCTAGACAAAACATCATAGATTTGGTTGCCATCCTCATCCTGTGAGATTGTGCCTGTGTAGATTTCTTTGGCTATTTTGGCAAGTGAACCCATTGCAGTAAGTGTGTATTGAATAACTGTTGTAATTGCACCTGTTTGACCAACCTCGACAACAACATCGGTAATGTCGCCACCAAATATATTTACATAAGTTGCTGAACTATTTTTAACCTGTAAATCTAAACTATCATTAATGTCAAAAGGCAAGGTTTGATTATTTAATGCAACTAAAGTTATTGTAATATAGGAAGGGTTAGGCTGTAAATAAATGTCAGTTCGACCAGCCTCATGCTGAATATCACTTATTGCTATGTCAGTATAATCAACCCCACCGACAGTCAATTTCCAATCTGGTGTCCATGCACTCATGGTTATGGTTTAACGGCTGCTCGTGAAAGGTATGGATTAGATCTTGCTGCGCTTTGATTGACAACCTTAGCAACAGCTCTCGCAGCACCTTCGCCATCAATAGCATTAACAGTTATATTTGTAACGCCTTGCCCTGTTGTATATGTTCCGCTTGCTTTTGGAACTGATGGTAATGATGATCTAGCAGCTGATGGAGCAGGGTTTGGAATTGAGCCTACATTGACACCCGGAATAATATTAACAACTCTAATTAATTCATTGGCAAGTGATACGACTAAGCCAATTGCTTCTCGAAGGAATGTAATAAATCCTGAGATAATCCCAGACACAACTCCGATTGCTCTGCCAAAAGATTCTGCATTTCTTTGGGTTTCGGTAAATCCTTCATTTAATCCACCTGCACCAGTCAACCCTGCAATAAAGGCATTAAGACTTGGGATACCTGTTTCGTTTAAGAATGTAATAAATTGCTCAACTGTTGGAAGTAATGCTGTGCCAAGTGATTCTTTTGCTTCATCAAATCCTACTTTTAAGCGATCGATTTTTCCTTGGAATGTTTCAGCATTTGTAGCTGCTGCCCCACCATAAAGATCAGCAAGTTTTTGTTGAACTTCAGTAAATGTAAGAGTTGATAACTCAGCTTTAGATAAGCCAAGTCCTAATCTACCAAGTGAAGTAACATTTCCATCTTGCGCTCTACCTAAAGCATTTGTGACAGTTTCTAAATCTTTACCTGATGCTTTGCTAATATCTAAAGCGAGGGTTAATAATTTTTGTGCTTCCTCAGTTGATTTTGTAGATACTGCTAATCTCTGTAACGCAGGTCTTAACTGATCATCTGCAACGCCTGTTGCTAAAGATGTTTGTAAGATCATGCTCTCAGTTGCCGCTATTTGGGCATCAGTTGCCCCTGTGGCCTGTCTTAGGGCATTGGCTAACCTTAACTGTGCTTGCTCATCTTCTATCGCAGCCCTGACCCCATCAACGGCTAATTTACCAGCATAGGCAACGGCAGCTGCAGCAGCGACCGCAAAAGCAGCAGCAGCCTTTTTTCCAAAATCTGCAATTCTGTTTGAGTTAGTTTCAACGGCTTTGTCAGCTTCGCCTAACTTCTTTTTTAAGTCATCAACATCAGCAAGAATTGATAACTTTAATGTGCGATTACCGGTAGCCATTAGACCCATTCCTTAATAATGCGAGTAAAACTTTCTTCCCACTTATTAATCAATTCAGGCTGAATTCTGCGAAGGGTTGGATAAATGAACCATCCGCGAGATCCACGACCTTGCCGTCCAGAATATGTAGGGAACTGTTTGAATTTATTTGAACCAAACTCAACGCCACCCC